CGTGGTGACGGGCAGCACCTTCGCGGCCCTGTCGGCGGACCATCGCAAGGCGCACGGGCTGTCGCCGGTCTGCTACGTCGCCGACGAGGTGGCGCAGTGGCGCGATGCGGCATTGCTGGACGCACTGCGGACCGGGCAGGGCGCCCACGCCGAGCCGATTGGCATCGTCATCTCGACCCGATCGCCGGACCCCGCCAACCCCCTGGAGGAGCTGCTGCAGTATGGCGACCAGGTGGCGGCCGGCATCTTCGACGATCCGACCTTCTTCTGCCGCGTCTGGTCTGCGCCGCTCGATGCCGACCCGTGGGCGGAGGAGACCTGGCATGCGGCCATTCCGGGCCTTGGCGACATCCGCAGCCTCGAGGATGTCCGCACGCAGGCGGCGATGGCGAAGCGCCTTCCGTCGCAGGAGGCCGCTTTCAGGGCCTACGTGCTCAATCAGCCGACCGCCCTGGACGATCGCTTCCTGGCACCGTCCGACTGGGACGCCTGCGGCGGCACTGCCGAGGCATCCGGGCCGGTCTATGGTGCACTCGACCTGTCGAGCGGCCCGGCCGACCTGACCGCGCTGGCGCTCTACTGGCCAGAGACAGGTTTGCTGCGCGCCTGGGCCTTCCTGCCGTCCGCCGCGATCGATGCCAAGGCCGTCGAGGACAGGGCACCGTACGCCCAATGGCGGGCGGCCGGGCACGTGATCGAAATCCCCGGCCGGGCGATTGACCGACCATGGTTGGCCGCGTGGATCGCTGAGAAGACCGAGGCCCTGGACCTTCAGGGGATCGCCTGCGACCGGTGGGGACTGAATGACTGGAATGCGGTGCTGGACCGCGAAGGCATCCGCCTCCCGATGGAACCCCACGGCCAAGGCTACAAGGACTTCTCACCGAGTCTGTCCGCCTTCGAATCCGCCGTGCTGTCCGGCACCCTCGCGCACGAGGCCAACCCACTGTTGCGGTGGGCCGTGTCAAATGCCGTCATCGACATGGACCCGGCCGGCGGCCGAAAGGTCGCCAAAAACCGAAGCCGGGGCCGGGTTGATCCCCTGGTTGCCGCGGTCATGGCCGTGGGCACCGCGTCGCGCGCCCCTGCCCCGGCTGACTTCAGCTTCACCGGCATGTTCATCGGCTCTTGAGAGAGGCTGCCGATCGCCTTGCCCGCCAGGCTGATGGTAGCACCCAGTTTGCCTGGGCAAACAAAATGAGCAAACCACGGTAAAACTGGTTTACTTGTCCGCGCTGCTGGGCCAACGTAATAGTCGCCTGCAACGGCAGGCGGCCCGACCGGCGTTCCCGCGCCGGCCGAGCCCACACCAGACCGAGGATGATTCGATCATGGCTGACAAAACCATACTGCCAACCGCCGAAGACCGCGACCAAACACGCTTCATCCATCATCTTGGGTGCAGCCTGCTTTCCGAGATCCGCCCCGGCCTCATGGCGCTGAGAATGCTCACCGATGGCGAAAACGACGCATGGTCATCCGGTGGGCTTGAGGGCGACGAACTGCGCGAGGCGGTTCAATGGATTACGGACCACATTCTGAGTGACGTGCATCGCCTGTCCGAACATGCTGACCGCTATGAGGCCCCTCGCCAGCCCGACCCGTCTACCGACCCGGTGTCAATCGCGCGCGGGCGCCTGGTGGTAATCAGAGAGCGTATGGCCGCTGAGGCAAGCAAGTGAGCGCGGGCATGATCGACAGCGACGAACAGGCCGGTGCAGCGGCGCCGATGACAATCAAGAATGTCCCGATCGCGACCCGCAAGAAGATGGCCGCTGCCGCTGCCCGTGCCGACGAGACTATGAGCGAGTTTCTGGTGCGGGCTGTGGACACTCAGGTTGCAGTCGATGCGGGAAATCAGGTCATACCGCCGGGACAACCGGACAAACCAGAGCCTCAGGTTCCCGCACTTATCCCCGTCTCGGTTGTCGATCTGGCGGGGCTGATGCAGGCGCTGGCAGCAGTAGGGTCAGCGCATGGCTTGCCGCCTGGGGTAACGCGCGAAGCATACGCAGCCGCGCGCATGAGGCTACGGGAGGCGCGTGGTTTGCCCGGTAAGCCCATCAGGAAAACTCGTCCCGAAATCGGGCAAACCATTGATGGCTTGCCGGGGTAGGTTTGCCAGTTCCGGCGCCATGATTGCCTGACGGGCAATCCGAGCAAACCAGGGCGGCCGGGCAACCGGCCGCCCTTTCTCATGCCGATTGCGGCACCCTGCCAGCACCCGCGGGAAGGCTAAATTATCGCGGGTGTTGAGATTAGTTGATAACGAGATGGTTGACAGGCCACGATACCACTACGGTATTTCCGTCGGATGGCCAACCGCCGAGCCCATATCCCCCTCGACCTGTTCACGAACGCCGAACTGTGTGCGGCGGCGGAATTGAGCGCGCGGAACATCCAGCATCTTGACGCGTGTTTCCTGACCCCCGCGGCGATACCACGCCCCGGCGTTGCTCGCTTGTGGGACATCCGCGCCCTGAAGCGGATCATCATCATCGGTGCCCTGCGAGCGGCTGGGATCGAACTGCTTCTTGCCGGCCGCCTCTGTGCCGCGATCGCCGATCCGTTCGAAAGTCGGCACGGGAAATTGCGGGCGAATATCGATGACGCCTGGCGCCTTCTGAAGATCGATGTCCCTGAAGGCTGGCGGGACGATGCAGACAACGATTTCTGGTTTCATGCCGATCTGGTTCGGCACGGTTTGCCGCATCGTAATCATGCCGCCGGCGGCGACCTGCTTCTTGAGATTGCCGATCGAAGATACGCCTTCGCGGGCGCCTTTGGCTGGCCTGAGCTTCACGATCCGCTGTTTCTGATCAAGGAATGGGAGCGGGGCGAGACCGCGTCAATCGTCCCGGTGCTCGACCTTGTAGGCGAGGCGGGAACGCCGACCGCTGAAGCCAATATCAAGGCATGGGAGCGGGAATTTGCGTCCGCCTATCGCGATGCGGTGGGCCTCCTGCGTCTGAATGTGTCTCTTGCGATCCGGAATGGCTTGGATCGCATCGCAGGTCACCGGGCTGGAAAATGACCACGCCCGGTTTCGAGTTGGCGGCGGCCGGTCGGGTTCGCGCTGAGAAGCGCCAATTCCCGGATGCGATAGGCCGCCGCCAAGCCCAACAGCATATCGTAACTTCCGCTTACGAAGTCATCATAAAGCAGGTCAACGGCATCATTCGATGCCGACCCCATTCAATGCTTTCTGAGGAGGACATAAAAGACCTTTCGATATTGGATGGATGGTATCAATTGCTTGGCGGCGCGCCGTTTCTTTTTCTGCGCGACGAAATTGAGCGACGAGCGCGGAAGCGCACCAGACGACCCCGCCGTGAGGCGGCATGTTCCCCTCAGATGGAGTTTCTCTCTTGACCCTTCGTGAAATCCTGGCCCGGCGTGAGACGATCAGGACCGAGTTGCGTTCGATCTTGGACGCGGCGCCCGACGGTAATCTCGGCGACGAGGCGCGCACCAGGGCCGATGCGCTGCAGGCTGAGGCCGAGCGGCTCAACACCCATGAGGCGCGCGTGGCCGCCCTCGACGAGCTGGACCGGCGCGCGGCCGGGACTCCGCTGACGGGCGGCACCGATGATCGCTTCGAGGCGCTGGCCGGTCAGGTTACGGCGCTGGACGTCATCCGGGCGCAGATGGGCGGCACCGACGCGGCGTGCGGCCGGGCGAAGGAAGTCAGCGCCGAGTTGGAGAGGCGCAGCGGGCGCCGGGCCGAGGGGCTGCTGTTCGGCCTTGGCGTCTCGGGTGCGCCGGTCGAGCGCCGCGTGTTCTCGGTCACGACACCGGCCGGCGGCCCCGGCAGCAACGTGATCCAGAACACGGTTTCACCGAACCTGATCGACCGCCTCCGCGAGCGGGTGCTGGTGCGCCAGCTCGGCGCCACGGTCCTGAGCGGCCTGCAGGGCAATCTGGCAATCCCCCGCCTCAAGGCTTCTGCGACGGCGAGCTGGGTGGCCGAGGGCGGGGCCATCACGGCCAGCGACCCGCAGACCGAACAAGTCAGCCTGTCGCCCAAGCATGTCGGCGGCATCGTCGAGATCAGCCGCAACATGGTTCAGCAGCCGAGCCTTGACGTGGCGCGGATGGTGGAAGGCGATCTGACCCAGCTCATCGCGGTTGCGCTTGACCAGGTGGCCATCCAGGGCGGCGGAACGAACCAGCCTTCCGGCATCCTCGCGTCGGGCAGTGGCGTGACCGTCAACTACGTGAGCGGCGGCAACGGCGGCGGGCCGACCTGGGATGCCATCGTGGCCCTGATCGCGGCTGTCGATACCAGCAACGCCTTGGGTGGCAGCCTCGCCTTCCTGACCAACGGCAAGCTGGTCTCCAAGCTGCGGCGCACGCTCAAGACCGGCGCTGACACCAGCTCCAACTTCCTGATGACCGACGCCAACACGCTGGCCGGCTATCCGATCGCGTCCACGCAGAACGTGCCGAGCAACACGACCCGCGGCACCGGCACCAATCTGTCGGCGCTGATCTTCGGCGACTTCAGCCAGCTCATCATCGGGTTCTGGTCCGAGCTGGACATCTTGGTAAATCCCTACGAATCGACAGCCTACAGCAAGGGCAACGTCCAAATCCGGGCGATGGCAACCGCCGACGTGAAACTTCGCCAGTCGCTCGCCTTCGCTGCGCAACCCGACTTCGTGACGACCTGAGGAACGAAAGATGGCGGCGGTTACAGGGACGTTCTCGGCTGCGGGGGTTTCCCCCGCATTCGAGGCCAATGGCGCGTTCACAGTTTCAATCTGGGGCGCGTTCGGCGCTTCTGTCTCTCTACAGCGGAGCCCAAACAAGGGCGCGGATTGGCTTCAGGCGAACGGTCCCGACCGCACCGGACCCACTTTCAACGTGCCGGAACCAGTTGTCGGCACGCTCTATCGGCTGAGCTGCACCGGATATGTGTCCGGAACAGTCAACTATTCGATCGGCCTATGAGCGCCGCCCGTTTTCCCAATGGGATGGAGCGGCGCGGGGCTTTCGAGTTCCGCGCCGCTGCCGGCCGGAAGTTGCAGGGATACGCTGCGACTTTCGGAACGCCTGCGAAGATTGGCGCATTCACCGAGACGATCCGCGCGGGCGCGTTCCATGCGACTCTGCGCAATCCGAAGGCCGATATCCTCGCGCTGATGGACCACGCGCCCGACAAGGTGCTTGCCCGAACGGCGAACGGGAGCCTGCGACTTTCCGAAGACGGGCGGGGCCTTGCGTTCGAGTTGGACTTGCCCACGACCACGCTGGGAAACGATGCGCTGGCCATGGTCGAAGCGCGACTCGCAGGTGGCATGAGCTTCGGGTTCCGGGTTCTCGACGAGGCTTGGCCAGCGCGCGACCGGCGCGAGCTGCGGGCGGTGGAGCTTGTAGAGATTTCGCTTGTGAGCGCGCATCCGGCGTACGGCGAAACCAGCGTCGCGGCCCGCGCGCGCGCGCCTGGTGGTGACGATCTTGCGCGCCTGCGGCGTCTGGTGGTGACACTGTGAGCATTTTCGATCGCGTCGCGGGCGCGCTTGGGTTCGAGCGGCGCAGCGGCACCTTTACGACGTGGCCCACCATGAGCGGGTTCACGTCGTCAGGATATTCGATCAATCCGGCGCTCGCGGAAAACCTCAGCACGACAACCGCATGTGTCAATGCAATCGCCTCTGCGCTCGCAAGTCTGCCAGCCTACGTCTACAAGATTACGAACGGTGTTCGCATGGAGGATAGCGGGC